CAAACACCGCTCCATTCATGTTGGTGTATACCTGCTGACCAAACAAAGCATAGTTTGATCTAGGATTAATTTTAATAAGAAAAAGAAGATCAGCGGGAAGTTCGTAAATTGCATCCCATTCGTTACCTGCAGGAGTATTAACAGATAAACTTAACTGTGCAATTTTTCTAGCAAACCCCCAACGAAATTTAGTCATTTCCATTTGCACGATGTTGTCATATAAATTGTTAGCAACAGTTTGTGCGCGAGAATTTCCTGATAAACTAGTAATTGGCAAATCACCAATTAAAATCAGGGCGTTAGAAATTAATTGGATCTTACTAGACATAACGCTACCTTTAGCTTAATAAGCTTTTTAATAAAAAGGGGGGCGAACCCCCCTTAGATGTTACGCAGTTACTGCATCGCCAGTAGCGGTAGTAATGCTAGAAGCAGAATGCGCGTCTACATATGTAATGTAAACAGTAGGAGTAGAAGTATCTACTACCCAAACACAATCGCCTTTAGCCATTTCTGTAATTGCAGGTTTAAAGTAATCGTCTGCGCCCACTACAGAATATGCTTCTGCTGAAGTGTGCATCCAAACGGTTGCTCCATAACCTGAACCACCAATGCGAGATAAATCTTTTCTTGCAAAAGCCATGATAATTCTCCTTATACGTTGTCTTTGTATTGAACTTTAACAACACCTTCAGCATCACGGACAGCCGCGCCTGCTTTAAGCATTCCATTACACAACCAAGAAGTTCGCTCTGCAATCCAATCAACAGAAGTACGAATATCAATACCGATTGCAAGACCTACTGCTTCACGTTGGTAGAAATATGAATCTACTACGTTTGCGGCTACCGAAAGACCACCTTCACGACCAACACGGTTTTCCAAAGTAATAAACTGGAATCCACATAGAGAGTTAATGTCACCGTTTACAAGTGCTTTAACATTCTGGTAATCAAAGTTAGTTGCTTTCTCGTCATTCAACAAACCTTTAAGTCCGTCAGCATTAATAACAGCAAACAGATCACGGTTGTCTACGCCTTTTCCACGCAAGTTAGTTTGCGCTTCAATACATTTAGCGATAGTTAGACCAGTACCACCATCAACAACAGTTGATCCAACAGCAACAGCATCTAGCTCGTCAATAATTAGCTGATCGCTTCTACGGCCAAGTGCGCCTGCAATTGTGCTTGCAAGTTCATTTCGCTCATCAAAGTTTACATCGGCTTGATCAAATACGTCTGTGTATTCTGGAGCATTCCAGTTTTGCAGAGTAGCGGTTTTGAATTGGTGGTTAATGTCCATAGGAGTTACTAGATCAGAAGTAGACTTCTGGTTAGCTAGACCACGACCCATTAGACGGAACTTGTAGGTTTCACCTACAACATTGTTGCGTAGCGTAACAGACGGCTTGAGTAGCCCCTTGTTCGCATATGCGTGTTTTACCATAGAGTCAAATTCTGTGACTGCTACGGACGATAGAAACTTACTCATAAGAATTTCCTCGAAAAAGAGTAATAAAATAAAATAGTTTTTTCAAGGTTGGAACTGAGTACCCAGTAAAAATGGTCAGTCGATCAACCTAAATTTACTGGGCTATAGATATAGGTATCCAGTTTTTCAATTATACCTTTATTTTCAGTGGTTTACAATTACACCTTTCCTTCAAAAGATGCCATCATTTTCTGCAGTTTTTGTTCATGTGCCGCACTTGTAATTCTTAGCAATTGACCGCTATCGTCTTTTCTAAACATTTCAGTTTCAACATTAGCCCAAGTAAGCCCTTCAGGGTGAACACCGCCATCAATAGGTAACGCTGTTTCAGTTTCCGCTTTGATTAACATTTCGACTAAAGCAATAGTTTCAGCACTATTGACTGCCTCTTTTGCAGTTTCGTATTGTTCAGAAGACAAATTGTTTTTCATGTATGTTTCAACATGTTTAATTCGTTTGTCTGCGTTAGGGCCAAGTTTTTGTAGTTCTTGAGTTTGACTAACTTCTTCGGCTACAGAACTTTGAGTAGCTAGTAATTCCCATGCCTCACCAAAAGCATCGGCACTCATGTTGGTTTTTGTAGCAAATGCTTCTAATTCTTGATACAAAGCATCATCAGTTTGTATACCTTCCGGAGTTTCATAACCATCTTTAGGACTACCTGCAAATGACCCAAACTTTTTTTCTAACTCTGAATAACCTTTAGCTTGATCTGCTACACTTTTATATCTTTCGTGTAACCATTCAGGCTTTTCACCTACTCCTTTGATACCATCACTTAAATAATATTCATTTTCGTTTAACGTAGGTTCAGCACTGTCTAACAGAGTGCCGCTTGTTTCACCAACTGGTGTTTCTGCGATCTGTTCAACTTCTTCTGACATAATTTATTCCTATAATATTTCAGCTAATTTCATTTGATTAATTATAAATTTAATCGAACCTGCCTCTCCATTATGATAAGCGGCTTCATAATTAATGTTTGACGAACCAAATTCAGTGTCATTTTCGTAGACAAATCGTCTGATCAGATCAGCTAAGATACGCTCTCCGTCTTCCGTTGTAAAGACTCTGTGATAAGACTTGGCTAAATCAGATTGCGCCTGTTTTTTAATATCAGACGCTTTTTTAGCTTTTAAAGGATCGTGGCTTCCCTGCAGTTCATTCCAACTCATTGTGGTGCCATTGGATTTTGCTGTTGTTGCATTCCTTGTTGCGCGGCTTGCGCCCCTGCTTGAATAACTGCTTCTTTTTCTGCTTGCGATCTTACAAGTTCAGCAGGCATTCCTGTTTTTCCTGCCACCCAAGTACCAAAGTCTTCAAGTTTAAACGCCATTTTAGCTTGGTCTGGCCCTGCATTTTGCAAAACAAATTGAACAGCTTGTTGTGCGTTAACAACATCCTCGCCATCTTGTGCGCGTGCTAGGGGAGACAAAAATTTAACATCAATTTCTACACCGTCTAGCTTTATAGGTTGCAACAATCCCTTTCTTGTCAAAATATGTGACACTCTTTTTAAGATTGGAACTAAAACCTCTGTCTGTAGCCTGCCAAACGCAGAGCCAATTCGTTTTGCTAACTCTCTTGATTCAATTGCAACTTCTGTAGCAGAACGTACTGCTCCTGAAGGGTCTCTTAAATCGTTAAACATGGCACGTTTAATTGCAGTTGTTAAATCTTCTACTTGAAATTGCGTTAATTGCAAATCAGTACGAGTATCTAGCCGCTGAATTGATGGGTTAGAAGTGTTGTTAGAACCAACTGGAATAACAACTCCCGGACTTATAGTAATATTGTATGGATTAGTTACGCCATCGTCAGTAGCAGTGTACATTCCGGAGATACCCATAGCCGCAGACATAAGAGAATATTCTTTAATCTTATTAAGGGACTTAACGTTGGGTAAAGCTAGGGTTGCAGGACCGCGACCTCTAATTTCGCCAGACACTTTACTGTATCTTCCTGTTACCCAAGGGCTTGAATCGCCAAAATCTTGATCCCAACTTATGCGATCTTCACCTTCAACCCAAACACAACCGTAATATGTTTTAGATCTAGGCATAAACACAACGCCTTCGGACAAAGTAATGCTAGCATCTGGTTGTTCTTTAATTAAATTAGCTACATTATTGGAAGGTCTAAACCCTTTCCACATCCTTTTAACGTTTCTAGCTTTAACTTCAAACCTGCGCCAGTGAGTTTCAATATTTCCAAACGGTCCTTCTTCAAACGCTAAACCTTTTTGTGGTATTGCATTAAAAATTATAGGATTATCAAAATCATCTGTTTCGTCAATACGCAAAGTGCCTGTTCCGATTAACAAATCTAGCGCATGTTCATAAAATTGTGTAGCAAAATTAGATCGGTTAATGTAATCAAAGACGATGCTAGCTTGTTCTTCTAAATTGTTTCTAACATCTGTTTCACTTACATCAAAATTACCAGTGTTAAGCTGATTAATAACGCCATTGCTAGGAGCAAATGTGGCCCAGTTAGCCCAGATAGGAGCAATATTTTCTTGTAACTTGCTTGCGCCTTGTTGAATAGCTTCGAGAGCGGTGGAGTCATATATGCGATCCATTTTTTTAGCACCCGCTTGATATCCCCCATACAGGTTTCTATTCGGTAAAAAATACTCATAACAATCCTCTAATAATTCTCGCCAATTGGCAGTTGATTCAAACGCAACACGTTCTCTGTTTTGTAGATCTTGCAATGATCCTAATTCTTTAGGCAATTTCATTATTATTTCCTGTTGGTTGTTCCCATTCCATTTCCACCAAATGGATTGCCTCCAAAGCTTCCTGCTCCAGTATATGCGCCTCCTCCCCTACGACCCGCAGTATAACCACTGCTATTTCCGCTAGAACTTCCACTTGCAGATGATCCAGTTGCAGTACTTGCTGAAGCTAAAAGAGAAGACGATCCTAATCGACCTCGCGCTACAGCTTTAAGTCTACGCTCGTTTTTCCCAGTTTCTTCGTCAAGCGCACGCTGTTGTCTAGCTACTGAAGCTATTTCTTGCTGTGTTGGCTCTGGAACTTTAGGTCGTTTGAATAATCCGCTCATTTTAGAGTCCTTAAATATTTTAATAATTGATATGGCGTAAAAATAAAAGGTTTCTTAATGCCTAATATTGCCTTAATGTGACCCACGCAAGTATTTAACATAAAAAGATAGCCCTTCCGCTTTACCGGATTGAAACTTTCTATTGCATAGATATTGTCGATTATACTCTTTTCTTCTTTAATCGTAAATAAATCAAAGGACTTTGCCCCTTTTCCGTAAATAATGTACGAATTTCCTGCGGGTTTTACTAAAAAACAGTGCCGACACCCTCGTTTTAAGAAAAAAGACCACCACCTACCATCATCTTTTTCAAAAACTACATATAATTTAGAATACATTGATATCAACTTTTGCTTTATGGGGTTTGTCAAAATAACCTGCTCTACTTAATGCGCTTCTTCCTTCTCCTTCACCCTGCAATGCATACTCTAAAGCTTCAACTGGGTGAGAATATTCGTTCTTATCTGGTTCGTCAGTGTACCTATCTCCCGATACCTGAACTCTTCGATAGCAAAAACCGCCTTGTAACCCTTTGCGAATCATAGATGCTTTAGGCAATACAATAAATCTAGGCTTTCCGTCCATACACATTTCTTTCATTGGCACTTCTAACGCGGCCCTGCGCTTCATTGGGTCGTTACTTCTGGTAGGACTGCAAGGAACGCCTGCCGCACGCATAATTTGGAACGGAGTTTCAGAATTAGCTTGGTTTCTGTTGCTTCCGGACGGATCTCCCCAACCTTTAAACGAGTAATGAGGATAATGTTGTTCAATATATTTCTTTAAAGTAGGCGCAAAGTCTATTGCTCCTGAATCGGAATCTACCAACTCATCAAAGCATACCCATCTTCCAATAGGCGTTCGCTGTAAAAATGCACAAGCAGGCGTGCGTCCAAAATCAAAACCAAGCACGATGGGGGTAGACTTATCAGGCACAAAATCCATATGTTGACAGTGAACAGAATCAGTATACATAGGATGCACTGGCTTACCATTCGACACAAAACCGTATTCATTCCCTAAGTTAACCTTAATCCAATCGTTTGTTTTGCCTGACAGCCCCCTTGAGTAATAATCTACTGGTAAGTTTGCTAGGTTTTCTGCTTTTTTATTTACTAACCACGTTTCGCCATCTTTATAAACGCCACCCGCTTGCCTATAAAACGCCCATCCTTCTGGTCTTTCTATTTCCGCAAGCTTAAAATACCAATGGTCTTCGTCTGGTGCGTTGCTGTCCCCAAGTATTCCGTGGTGCGTAGGGGTAGCACCTTCTTTATTTGATGGGTAACGACCATGACGCAAATCAAGCATATCAAGCACAGCTTTACTATGTTCTTTCGTTTCATTAAGCCAAACCCACGTTGTCTGTATTCCCCTTGCTTTTTTAACGTGTTCAGGCCGGTCAAAAGCAATAAATACAACATCGCAATGTACACTAGTACCATCTTCTAATTTAAACCTTATAAAATGCGTAGGAGGTTCTTTGTTACCTTGCTTGAAATCGCCTAATTCTCCATGTATTTCTAGCCAATCTTTAATGGTTGTAGAAAATAATTCGGAATAAGTGTTTCGTGCCGCAATTACCCTAGACAATCGGACGTTATAATTCTTATGATCTTTTTGTTTTACAGGTTCTTGCTCACACATTAGGTCAAACAATTTTAAAATGCATTGCACAGTCTTGCCAGATCCTAACGGCCCCATTATAAATGAGTTTCTTGCACGACAATCAGCAAAATCTTGTAGCACTTGACCCTGTGCCATCAGGCTATATTCTATTTGCATGAGTCCCACTTAATTTTATCGTAGTTTGATGCGTAAGCTTCGCGGGTTCTCTTGTCAGATTTTCTAGCATGATCCCCTTTTCCACCGTTTTTTTCAGGGAAATGCCTGTCTCTTGTTTCTTTGTCTAAGGTTTTTAACAGATCTTGCGCCACAATTAACTCCTACAAATGCAAGGCTCCTCCAAACAATCGCAGTAGCTAATCATTCTTTGGGACACTAAATAAAGGACTTCCTTCATAGCATACTGGTCTTTATCCATTAATGCCATTGCAAACTCTTCAATTAACTCTTGGTCTATTTCGTTTATAACTTCGTCCGTGTCAATCTTTATCATAGGGGCTGACTCCTAGCCAATCATCAAGGATCATACGTTTTGCTAACTCAATATAAAACAATCCTCTTTCGTCATCTAACGAACTCCCTACCTCTACGCCATGCTCACCTATACTTATTAAAATAAACTCCTTAGAACGCTTTATATGAGCTTCTATGATGTCTTCTTTGTCTGGTCTTAGCTTAATAACATTTTTCATTCTAATTCAATTTTTTTTCGAGTGAGTGATAATGATACAGATCACATCGACTCTCGGGAGGGGGGTAGCCACTTATCCACAGGTTGCTAACACCTTTTCCACAGGTTTACCCACAAGTTATACACTGTGCTGTCCACAGGTTTATGCACAGGTTATGCACTGGATGAATCATAACGCTTTCTTTGTATGGATACAGTTAACCCCTGCTCCCCTGTTTGCTCTATAGACTTGAGCGATGGTGTCAGGTACTTAGCTACTCTATCTAATGCTTGCACTGCCGCTGTATGGTCCTCCACTTCGCCAGACTCTTTAGCTATTGCCTGTATATCTATAGCACTGCAGGCCATGCTAAACACCACATCAAAGTCCTCTCCATAGATTGCCTTTAGGCGTGCGTTTAAAGCTTTCTCTAGAGCTTTTTTAGGTTTATTAGGTGAACCTTTAGGTCTGCCCATGTTTTTTAATCCTAAGTGATTGTTTTTGTTACAGGTTAATATTGTTGAGATGTGGTGATTATATCATAAAAGGGGGTTTTGTGACCATAAAG